ATAATAAATATTTATTAACAATAGAAAATCACGGTTGTAATTTAGAATTTGAAAAAATAGAAAATCATTATTTAGTTTCTATTCTAAATTATGAAGGTTTTTCAGTTGTTGAAGTTACAAAAGAACATTTACAAGAAATTAAAAATTGGATAATTGAAAATGAAAATTAATGAAAAATTTAAAAATTTAATACCACCACTAACAGCAGAAGAATTTAATCAATTAGAAAAAAATTGTATTAAAGACGGTATATTAGAAAGCATTAAAACGTGGAATGGTACAATAATTGACGGTCACAACCGTTATGAAATAGCAAATAAACATAATTTGCAATATGAAACTAAAGAAATTAATTTTGAAAATGAAAGTGCAGTAATAGAATGGATTATATTATTACAACTTGGTAGAAGAAACCTTACTGAAAGCCAAAAAAGTTATTTAAGGGGCGTAAGATATGAAAATGAAAGTGCAGTAATAGAATGGATTATATTATTACAACTTGGTAGAAGAAACCTTACTGAAAGCCAAAAAAGTTATTTAAGGGGCGTAAGATATGAAAATGAAAAAGCAAAACACGGTGGCGAAAGAGCAAAAGACCAAAATGGTCTTTTGATAACAACAGCCGAAAAACTTGCAAATGAATATAATGTAGGTCAAACTACTATAAAAAGAGATAATGAATTTAGTAAGGGCGTGGATTTAATCTCTAAAATTGAACCTGAAAAACGTTTTGAAATATTACAAGAATTAAGCGAACTTACTAAAAGTGATGTACAAGAATTTGCAAAAATACCTAAACAAGCCGAAAGTGAAATTAAAAGAAATTCTATTATTATCAGTGAAGAAGAATTAAAAGAACAAATTGAAATTAAAGCACAAGAACTTACAAAAGCAAAATTACAAGAAATAGTTGAACAAAAAGAAATAAAGAAAATTGAACGTAAAAATTATATTGAAGCACAAAAAGAAGCAATTAATAGTGGAGAAATAAAACTACCAGAAGGCAAATTTGAAGTAGTAGTTATAGACCCACCGTGGAATTATGGTAGAGAATACGACCCTGAAAATTCAAGAGTTGCAAATCCTTACCCTGAAATGACACAAGACCAATTATTAGAATTAGAAATACCATCAGCAGACAATAGTGTTATTTATTTATGGACTACTCACAAATTTTTATTTGACGCAAAAGAATTATTAGATAATTGGGGATTTGATTATAAAGCAACGTTAGTATGGAATAAAGAAAAAATGGGAATGGGTGCTTGGTTTAGAATGCAATGTGAATTTTGTTTAGTTGGTATAAAAGGCAAACCGTTGTGGAATAATACAAAGTGGCGTGATGTAATTACAGAGCCGAGAAGAGAACACAGCAGAAAACCTGAAATATTCTATGAAATGATAAATGAAATTAACGCTGGTAGAAAATTAGATTATTTTAGTAGAAGTTTAAGAGATGGGTGGACAGTTTATGGAAATGATACACAAAAGTTTTGAAACCTCACTTAAAAAAGGTGAGTATGGAGAAATGATTATTAAAGATTATTTAGAAAAAAAAGGGTGGATAGTTTATTGCCCTTTTACTAAAAATAAAGCACACTATTTTGACCAATTAGCAACTAAAAATAAAGAGCAAGTTATAGCATTAGATGTTAAAACAAAAGCACGGTTAAATAAGTGGAATGCACAGGGTATTGATAAAAGGCATTATAACGAATATATGAATTTTGTTAATACAATTAATGTGCCTTTTTATTTAGTATTCATTGATGACAAAACTGGAGATGTACATTCACAAGAATTGAAAAAATTGAAAGACCCTATTAACGTAAATGAAAAAATAGTAGCGTGGGAACTTAAACAAATGAATTACTTATTTAATATTGGCGAACACCATATAAAAGAATTAAGTAAATATGACCAACGTAGTTATGAATATAAACCTATAAATTAGAAACCGTGAATTAAACGTGAAAATATGGCTAATAGTAACCCAAAATTAGAAAATCTTAAACATTTTGCAAAAGGTAACAATGCAAACCCAAATGGGAGACCCAAAAGACAATTTACACTTGCAAAAGAATTAGGATTTACAAAAGACGATATTAATAATTGTTATAAACTTTATATAGCAAAAACACAACAAGAATTAGATGAAATTCTAAAAGACAAAGAAATAAGCGTTTTAGAAGTAATTATTATAAAAGCAATTAAAAATGATATTTCAGAAGGCAAAATGGAAAATATAGAGAAGATATTGAATAGAGCAATAGGCACACCAAAGAACGAAATTACACAAACTAACTTAAATGTAGAAGTTGCAGAAGTTACTGAAGAAATGCAAAATGAATTATTAAACACATTAAAAAGAATGATTGAATAATGAATTTAAATGACAATGAATTACAAGAAATAAAGAAAAATGGTTTTATTACCAAGTTAAATAAAAATAATGAAAGATGTTTTTGCTTTACGGAGGAACATTTTAATAATGAAGTTATATTACCAATGAGACAAGCCCAATTAGAATTAAGTAATATGGCAAATAACATTGTTAAACACATTAAAAAGGATGATTGAATAATGAGTATAGGAATTTATATAACTTTTTTAGCAATATTAATAATATTGTTTTTACTAAATATGTTAGTAAAAAACTTGCAACAAAGAGTAAAAGAATTAGAAAAAGCAGTAGGACAAAAACAAGTTTATGTTAATGGTGTATTAAAAACTTGTTATGATTTTTCAGATAAAACATTTGATAATGAGCAAACTAATGAATGAATATATAACACAACAAGAATTTGACGAATTAATTATTTGGCTTAGGGATTTCAAAGAAAATACATTATTTGAAATAGATAGAAGTGTTGGAATACTAAAAATCAAATATCCAAATAAAGTAATTACTTTTGATACGTTTAAAAATGAGTATGGTGAAAAAATACAAATATTCTTTGATAATGTATATAATGAAAATATCTTTAAAGCAAAAGGTTTGCATATTGAAATAAACGAATTGATTAGATATGTAAGTATAGTATTTAAATATTTAGAAAATAAGTATAAATGAGCAAACTAACACCTAAGCAATATATAGATAGTTTAAAATTAATTAAGGAACTTGCGACAAAAGATGTTGCAAGTTTTTTAATGTTTAATAATAAAGAATATCAAAAGCCAAAACATTTACAGCCGATTATAAACGAATTAAATTTAATTTGCAATGGTGCAGTTTCTAAAATGATGTTTAGCGTACCTCCACAGCACTATAAAAGCGTTAGTATTCTTAATGCCATTGCTTTATACCTTACTAAATATCCGAGTAAAGTAGTTGCTTATATTAGTTATAGTAGTAGTTTCTCGCAAACACAAACAAGAAAAGCCGTTCAAATATATAAGCATTTTAATCCAAATGCTAAAATATTAATTGACACTCAAAAAGAGTTTATTTTAGAAAGTGGTGGTGGTTTAATTACAAGTTCAGTTGACGGTGGATTAACTGGATATGCTATTGATTGGTTAGTTATAGATGACCCTATTGCAAGCCGTTTAGAAGCCGAAAGTCAAACGTATAGAAATAGAAATATAGATTGGTTTAATGATGTTGCTAAGACCCGTTTAAGACCGAATACAACCTCTTTAACAATAGTACATACACGTTGGCATAATAATGACTTAATAGGTTACTTAATTAAAAATGAACCTGAAATTAAACATTTTAATTTAAAAGCAATTAATGATAATAATGAGCCTTTATTACATAGTTTAGAGTTTTACGAGCAAGTCAAAAAAGCGAATGCATACGGTTTTTATTCTTTATATCAAGGCGAGCCGATTGGTAAATCAAGTCATTTATTTAAAGATTTTATTTATACTGATGACTTGCCTTTAAAATATAGTGTTAGTGTAGGTTTGGACTTAGCATATACAGCAACGTCAAAAGCAGATTATAGTGTTTATGTAGTTATGATAAAAGATAATGAAACTAATAAATATATAATTATTAAAGCAAAGTGCTGGCAAGCCGATATTAATGAAACTAAAACTATTCTATTAAGATTGAGGAATGAATATCCAAATGTTAAATTTGGTATTGAAGCGAATGGTACACAAAAAGCAATTTATGATATGTTAAAAGATGTTTTACGACCATTAAAAACTATGGAGATTAAAGGTGACAAATTTGTAAGGGCGCAGGAATTTAGTAGTCAATGGAACTTAGGCAATGTTTTAATTTATTCAAAAGGTGATATTGATAATCAATTTTTTGAACAGATTACTGAATTTAGTGGATTAAAAGATTTGCACGATGACTTTATAGATGGAGCCGTTTATGCTTATGAATTAGCAAAGAAAAAAGAAGTTGAGTATAGAAAGTTTGGTTAATTTCTATAACAATAAAATCCACAATTCAAAATTATTTATTTTAATGTTAAAAAGTTTTTATTAACTATTGCAAAAAATTACACATTTTTGTAACGTGAAAATAAACCAATACATAAAATCAATATTTAAAGCCCCTAAAGCACCCAATAAGGCAGTTGAAGAACGAGCCATACAATTCTTTAAACAAACAATTACAGCTAATAATATAGGTAATTTGTCAGTAACTCAAATGTTAAGCAATTATTCATTTATTTGTATGAATAAGATTGCGGAGTTAATTGCAAATCAAAAATATTACGTTGGTAGTTATGATATAAATAACGAAACTTATTCAACTATTAATGCTGAGGATAATTGGTTAATCAATATTGTAGATAATAATTCACAAACAATGCAAATTAGTTTTAACGAATTATTAGAGTTGGTTACATATTGGTATTATATTGAGGGTAATGTTTATCTATGGTTTAGAGTAAGCGATTACTCTGGTGGCACCAAAGCAAAATATCCAGTTGAGATAATTTTATTGCCCTCAAGAGAAGTTGAAATTAATGCAGGTAGTTATAATTTAATTGATAGTTATTCATTAACTTTAAATAACAAATATATTACTATACCTGCAACAGAAGTATGTCATATTAAAACAATGTCAATACCTACCTATAGTGATAATCCTACTTATTATTACAAAGGTATATCAAAGTATTACAACGCTTTAAAAGATGTTTTAGGTGCTTATTATACTATGTTAGATAATGCGAATACCGAACTTAATAGACAAGGCGTACCGAATATTGTATTAACTAACGACCACGACCCTATTTCAAAACAAGAGCAGATAAATTGGCAAGATGCACTTAATCAAAGATATGGTAATTATGCACCTATTGTATTTGCAGGAGAGCAGAATACAAAGTATGAGCGTATGGATATTGGTAATAATATTATTGCACAAAATACTGGAGCATTTGCAGGTGGATTAAATACCGAATTAAAACAACTTATTACTTCAATGTATGGTTTGATGTTAGATTTTGTTAATGGCACACCAGCATATACATCTAATTATAAAGAAATGAAAGCAACTATTTATGAGCAAACAATAGACCCGCTCACAAATAGGTTTTTAAGTGCAATAAACAAACATTTAAAGCAATATGATAATGGTTTGTATTCAATTCAATACACGCCGTTTAAATACGAAAGTTTAACCGATAAGATTAGTATTGCGAATACTTTATTAATGGGCGAAGCAATAAGCAAAAATGAATTAAGAGAGTTATTTGATTTTGAAGTTGAAGACGAGTATGATAATGAAATTGAATTAGAACCTGAAACAGAAACCGAAGTTGTTGAAGAAAATGAAATAGATGAATTAGATGAAGCCGATAATGAAACTAAAAGTTTAAAATCTTTAATTGAAAATGAAATTAGCAAAAGTATAAAAAAAAAAGTATTGAGTTAAGCGAATTAGAAAAAACAAAGATTTGGAAGGCATACGATAAAACTAATACTATTTATGCAAAGAAATTAGAAAAAATTTATATTAGCGTGTTTTCTTTAATTCAAAAAGATGTAGTTAAAAATATTAACAAACCCTTAAAAAAAGATAACATAAAAGTTGAATATAATTATTATTTTGATTTGAATTATTATTTAAGTATGATTGCAAATAAAACTAAAAATGCAAAAACTTCACTTTTTATGGAAACCTTAAAAGCGTTATTAAAAGAAGTAAATTTAAGTGAATTAACTGGTGACGATTTTGCAAAAGAAATCACAAAAGTTTTAAAAGATAGTAACAGACTTGATAAAGATACACTTGAAACTTTAATTAAAGACACAGACGAAATAATTAAAAAAGCAAAAGAAAATAATACTGATTTAAGCAAAGAGGAACTAACAAAAGAAATTGCGAATACTATTAATAATAAGTTTAATTTAGTATATAAGGCAAGTAGAGTTAATGCAATAGGTAGAACAGTTGCAACCTATACAAGTGAAAACACTAAAAGAGTAATTGCAGATAAATATAATTTTAAGTTAATGTGGATTAGTCAAAGAGATAGTAAGGTACGTTTAAGCCACAGGAAAGCAGATGGTAAAGTGCAAAATGATAAAGGGTTGTTTAGTGTAGGTGGTTACTTAACACCTCACCCAGCGGGTAGTGGATTACCTGCAAAAGAAGCGGTAAATTGTAGATGTGTAACACGTGGAATAAGAAATTAAATTGAATTGGAGTTAATATGTATTTAGATAATGTAAAAGCAAAACTAACAATTAATGATAACATAATCAAAGGTTATGCTATTGTTTTTGATAGTGTAGATTTACAAAATGAATATTTTACTAAAAGTACTTTTTTAGGAGTTGAAAATGACAGCAGAACTATTTTAATGTATAATCACGGCTTAGATGAGACATTAAAAAGAGTACCTATTGGCATGACAACAAAATATGCTATTGATGATTATGGTTTGTCTTTTGAAGCAGAAATAAAAAGTATTAATCCAGATTTATGGAAGGAATTACAAATTACAGATAATCAAAAGTATTTAGACGCAATAAAAGATTTAGTTAAAAGTGGTAGTTTAGGAGTTTCAAGTGGTGCAGTTGGGCATAGTGTAATTAAATCAAATAATGAAATTAAACAGTGGCTGATTGGAGAATTAAGTTTAACACCCACGCCTGCAGAACCTAAAACATTTATCAAATCTAATGAAATAGAAATAGAGGTCAAAGCAGGTAGGGTACTTTCACAAAAGAACTATGACCGTATAATGAATATTAAAGCAGAAATTGATAGTTTAGTTAGTGAAGTTGAAGCAATAAAAGAACAACAAATTGAAAAAGCAAATAGTGAAAGTGGAATGAAACCCGAAGTAAAAAATGAAATAGATATTAAAGAAATTGAATTAGAAATTAATAATATAATTAAAGGAGCCCTATATGGAGCAAACTAACGAAATAGTAAATGCTATTAAAAGTGCAGTTACTAACAGCGTAGAGCCGTTGAATAATGATTTAACAGCGGTTAAAACTAAATTAGATGTAATTGAAAATAATTACAATGATTTGGAAAAAAGAGTTACTGAAAGTGTTACTAAAAGCACTTTGGTTGTTAATGATTACAACTCAAATATTGATAAATTAAGTCCATCGGTTAAAGCACTTGGAGTTATGAAATATTTAGTTGAAGGTAAAAGAACATTAAATACTAACAATGACCGTAATGCGGTATTAAAAGCATTAGACAATGTTAAAAATGATAATGGTATTAATGCCTATGCACACTTAACAGCACAAAAGAGTTTAGGATTAACTTCAATGACTGATGGTGGTTATTTAGTAAGTGATGTAATGTACGAAGAAATATTGCCTTACTTATTTCAAAAAACAATATTTGATAAAATACCTACAATGAAAGTACCGATGAGCAAAGGTGCAATAACTTTGCCTTACGATACAATAGCAGGTGGTGACCCTGAATATGTAGAATTACAACAAGCAGGTGGCATAATTGATTTAAGTAGTTTTGGAACTTATGAATTAAAATCTAAAATTATTAAAGGTCATTTAGCAGTTGGTAATGAATTAATTGATAGTGCAGATTATCAAGTATTGCCTTACTTAGTGCAAAAATTACAAACTAAATTATCTTTAATGATTGACTCACAATTTTTAAAAGGTACAGGTGGAGCGTCATCATTCTTAGGATTATATACTCAAGCATTAAGTGGCAATAAATTTAATTCGGCTGGTACATCTTTGACTAATGTAATTGCAGATATGTTAAAGTTAATTAACAAAATTGATAGTGCTTTGGCTCAGAATATTGAATTATCACAATGTAGAATTGTAATGACAAGTAGAAGTTATTATTACATTTTATCATTGGCGACAACAACAGGTAACAATGCAACAATAGCAACTGAATTAAGCACAAGTAACACAATTTATGGAATACCTGTAATAGTTTCTAATACAATATCTAACACAATTTCAACTGACAAATCTGAAATTTGGTTAATTGATGGTTCAAAAATTATGCAAGGTATTCAACAAGAATTGAAATTAGAAGTTACAAGAAACGATGTTTATACTGACGCAAATGGTACTTTAAAATATGGCAAAGAAACTGACGAAACTATAATAAGAATTGAAACAAGACAAGATATGATGTTATCTTATCGCGGTGCAGTTGCTATTATGGAAAATGTTGCATATTCATTATAATAAATATAAATAATAAGGATTTTAAATTATGTCATACGCAAGTAAAATAGACGCCTTTGCTAATGTTAGATTAGCAGGAATTGGTTTGGGTAGTGCAGTAGCCGCAGGTACAGGTGACGCTACACAAGTAGTTGGAAATGTAGTAAATAGACAAATCGAACAAGGGTTTGTTGATAGTGCTTTGGTTGTTTTGGATTGGAAAACGTCTTTAACAGCAGATAAAACATTAGGTTTTAAAGTTACAGTTGAATACTCAGAAAACAATTCAACTTGGAGTACGCCAGAGTTTTTATTTGGTGCAACAGGTTCATATGAAACTGTAGAAACTGGTGCCGATACAAATAAATACGGTCAATGGACTTATAGATTACAATTAAGTCCTGAGGAGCAATATTTTAGAATAAGTGTAACTCCTGATTTAAGTCATTCAGGTACAGATACAGCAGTATTTGGCTTTGGTGCTTTGTTAGGTGGTTCAACAGTTAATCCTATTTCACAATACGATACAGTTGTAACATATTAATAACATTTGGGGAGCGTAAAAACTCCCCTATTTTTTAAATTAAAATTATGATTAAATTATTAATAATAAAAAGTGGATTGGGTTTTTATGCAGGTGATGAGTTTAGCATAGAAATTAGCAAAGCACAGAGATTAATTGACTTAGGAATAGCAAAAGAAATAAGTTATGTAAAAGCACCTAAACAGCCCTTAAATGAATTGCAAAGTGAAATTGATATAACTATTCAAGTTGAAGATAAAAAGCCCTTAAAACGAACTAAAAGCACTAAAAAATGAGAATACCAGCAGTAGATAACTTAATTATATATAGAAATACTAATTTTATACATCAATTAGATTTTGAAACATTAAACATTAATACTTATACTTTTTACTCAAAGATAAGAGATAAGGATAGTAATTTTATTGTAAATTTTACAGTTACTAAACCTACAAATCATATATGCCAATTAGCATTAAGTAAAGCAACGACTGAAAGTTTAGAATTAGAAACTTATTATTATGATATTATACAAAGTGTATCAGGGGTTGAGGAGTTAATTTTAAAAGGTATAATTACGGTTGAAAATACAATAACTAATTTAGAGTAATAACGTGTCAGTAACTAAGGTAAAAGTAGAGCAAAAAGTAACTAAAATTAATCCTATTCAAACAATTACTAAAATCAATTTATTGAATAATGTTAATACTGTTATTGAAGATAGTTTAGGATATATCCGAACTACTTTTATTGGTACTGATACATTTAAAGAGATAGGCGTGGTGCCGATTAACAAAATGATTAGTCATATTATGTTAGAAGTTACAACAGCAGGTACAGGAACGGCTACAATAGGCACAAATGCAAGTCAGGGTATATTAATGAGTGCAAGTCAAAATGATTTAAGTGTTGCAGATATGTATATGAATATTAATAATATCAAAACAACTACAAATGAAACATTTAATATTTATTTTACTAATAATAGTGCAAGTGGTTCAATAACTATCTATTATAATTAAAATAAATAAATTGAGGTTAAAATGGCAGTTAAAACAAATACTTTGGGTACGTTACAAACAACGTATGAAATAGGTAAAGCAAATAAAACAAAACTAAAAAATAATAGTGGAGTTTTAGAATTAAGAAATACAGGTGATAGTGCTTATTTAATATTTAGAAGTTTAGAAGCGAATAGCACGTCATCTCCAAATGATAATGATGTTATTACATTTTTTGATGTTAAAAGTAGTGATGTATTAATTGAGTTTGATTTTGATGGTGCTTCGGCTCCTGCTGGTGGAACTAATACAGGTAAATATGGTTTTTGTTTTACTACGGGTGGGGCTTATACTCAGGGTATAGTTTATTATGATACAGGTTCGGCTTTATTAGAAGTTAAGCACGTTACTAAATTAGCAACAACTACGGCAGTAAGTGGAACTATATCTTTAAATGCTAATGGTATATATTACAAACAAGCAGGAACGTGGACTTTAAAAGGTGATGGTGCTTCAAGTGGAACAGGTAATAAAAAAGCAATTAAATTAAGTTTTGCTTATACTGATACTTCTGTTAATTCAACTACAAGTTTAGCAAATGGAACTCAAATTGATAAGATTACAGTTGTTAAGTTAGTAGCGTTTAATGGTACGGCTCCTACACTTGCAATAAAAGTTGATGGTGCAACCGATTTGCCTATATTAGCAACTGCTGATAATGATTTAAAAAGTACAACAACTGATGTAAGTTTAGATGCTTATTTAGTTGAAAGTGCAAATGCTGGTGTAGTTAATTTATCAATAGTTTCAGATAGTAGTTCGGCTGGTAATGGTTATGTTTTAGTAGAATATTCAGACACTCAAAACGCATAATAAAAAATGTTTAAATTAAAGACTTTAGTTTTAGATATTGCAAATTTTGCTAATAATTTAGTAACCCTTGCAAAAATACAGCAAATAGGTGCTTATAAAACACTTGCAAATATTACTGGTTCAACTGCAAATATTAGTGAAGTTAATATTGGTTACACTCCAAACGGTGCAGTTACTTTAAGTGGAGACGTAACTTATGCTAAAAGTGATTTTGCTGGTAGAACACATTTATTATTGAGTGCAACTGGTTCAACAAGAACTTTTACAGTAGGTACAGGTTTTACGGCTGGAGATTTAATTTGTTTATTAATAGACCAAAATTCAGCACAAAATGTGAGTGTTACGATTGGCACACGTTCAATTACAAATAATCGTGGCAATATAATTAATGGTTTATATGACGGCACAAATTGGCACGTTTGGAGTGGTGGTGGTGTTTTTAACACAAGTTCCAGCACATTTACAAAAACAAGTTTTGGTGGTAGCATAAACGCAGGTGGAAGTAATACTACTGCCTTTGGTAATAATGTTAATGCAAGTGGTAATGATAGTAGTGTCTTTGGCTTTTCGGCTTCTGGTACAGGACTTAATGCATCTTCGTATGGACGTAGTTCAAGTGCAATAGGTGACTCGTCAGCATTTGGAGCATATAGTTCAGCAAGTGGTGATAATTCAAGTGCTTTTGGAATAAGCTCTACAGCATCAGCGACAGGTGCTAATTCTTTTGGCTCAAATGCGGTTGCTAATGCTATTTCTTCATTATCTTTGGGAAGACGTGCAAATGCCAATAGTTTTGCTTGGCATAGTGCAATAGGTAATTTTGTTTATGCTCGTAGATATGGTAGTACAAGATTGCATTTAGGTACAACTACGAGTTCATCAGATGCAACAAATCCATCACTTAATAAAGAATGGTGTGCGTGGAGAGGCACAACAGCAAACAACACAATTACTGAAATATTCTTACGTGGAGTTAGTAGTAATAGATGTGTATTACAAGCGAAAAATGTTTTAAGTTTTAAAGGTCAATGTGTTGCATTTAGAGATAATTATACAGGGTCAGCACGTTGGAGTATTGAGGGTTTAATTAAAAGAAATAACGGAAACAATACTACATTAGTAGGTGTTACAGCAACTTTAACACATTCTGACGGCACAGGGGATACATTGGTATTAACAATAACAGCAGATGATACTAATGAGGCTTTAAAAGTAGAAGTAACAGGAAACGCAAGTGAAACTTGGACTTGGGGTGTAGAATTAGAATTATTAGATTTAAGAATTGCATAATAGGAATATTTAAAATGGCACTCAAAAGAATTAAAATACAAAATGAAAATCAAGTTATCGGAGAATATCATAAAATCAATAATATATCAAGTGCTTATGATACTATACAAGTTGAGATTTATAGTTCAGAGCAAGATAGATTAGATTTCAAAAATGGTGTATTTGATAGTAGATTTAAAAAGACAGATAGTTACACTTGTTATCGTGCAGGTTTAAAAGATGTAATTTTAAATAATGGTTTGGCAGAGGGTACTACAAATTTATATGATAGTATTATTGCCTATGGTTATCAAAGTTTAAAAGTTGAAAGTGATTTTTATACAGCAGAATATTTTGAAGATTGTTAAATTTACAAACTAATTAATTAAATAATAATAATGATTGACTTAAAAGATATAATTACATTTACAAGTTTTATAATTGGAATAGTTGCAGTTTTAATTAAAAATGAAAATAGAATATCAACTATTGAAAATAAATTAAGTAATACATTAGATAGTATTAGTAAGCAAATTGACGAATTAAAAAAAGAAAAACAAGACAAGTCTTTAATGAAATTAGAATTAGAAAATATTAGACAAGAAATACATCACACTAATAATAATATTAAACAAGAGATGGTATATTTAAATGAGTATTTAAAAGAGATTAAAGAATTATTGAATGAAAAGAGAAATTAATAATGGCAAAGAAAATAAGAGTTTTAGATAATGTTTCAGGTGTTGAACAAATAATGAATGTTTCAAGTTTAGCAACTAATGGCACTATTTCAGGTTCCGATTTAATGTTAATTGAGCAATCTAATACTTTGAAAAAAGTTAGTATTACTGATTTAAGTACAGAGTTTGACAGCACGCCATTATTAGATAATGATAGTATTCAATATAATATTTCAAATGAAATAAGTATAAAATTAAATGCAAGTACAAGTTTAACTTATGATACAAATGGATTAAAAATTAATCACAATACTAATCAATTTTCTGAAATTGCAAATGTATTAAATTTGAATGAAAATTATAGAACTAAAAGTTTTACGGCTTCAATATATGGCACAGGTTCAACATTAAATTTTACAATTAATCACGGCTTTGCAACAAAAGATATAGTTGTAGAAATTTGGGAAGTTGCAAGTAATCAACAAGTTTTTGTAAATGTAGAAGTTACTAATACTAATAATATTACAATTAAATTTGATGTAATACCTGAATTATTTAGTGAGTATAGAGTAATAATTTTAGGGAGGGCATAATGAAATTTTATTCATTTACAACGTTATTAGATAATGATGTAGCATTAAGTGAAGTTCAACAAATTAGTGCGAGTAGATTATTAGGCAATGCAACAGGTTCAACAGCAAATGTAAGTCAAATAAGTTTAGGTGCTGGATTAGAATTTAGTGGAAGTACATTAAGAGTAAATAGTAGCATACCAGTTGCAAGTGGCACTTGTCAATTTTTAGGCGTAATTGAGCCTGCGACAGATACTTATGTTTATAAAGATAATGTACCAAATAGCAGATTAAATACACCAACAGGAATATTAAGAGTATTACATTTTAAATATAAATTGTATAAAGATAGTGATAATACTTTGGAGTTAGACAATTGGAACAATATACAAATTGAGAAAATCAATAGAAATGGAACAGTTAATAAATCAAGTTTAGATGGCAATTTACTAAATCAAGTACTTCCATTTTGGAATACAGATACAATATACTCTTTTTTCCCAAAATTCAATTTCAATAATACTACTGGGGATTTAGATTTCTTTATTGATTATACAAATGGTTTTACTGATTATCCTTTTGATGTCCGTTTAGTAGTTGATGTAGAATATTACGATTATCCAATTTAATTTATAATTTATGAAAGATATATCAAAAGTAGAAATCAAAATACAAACAGATTATTTAAAAAATAAAGTTACTGATATTAGAAATTTAAGGGAGAAGGAAATGTCAAAGAAAATTAGCAAAATGACTAATCAAAAAGATTTACCAATAACTATTGATAATGTATATAATGGAGTATTTGGGTTGTTAAGTAATCTAATTAAAAAAGAGCCGATTATTTATACTCAATACTTAAATTATCTTATAGAGATAGCTACAAACTATGACAAAATACCGACAGAAATAGACCAAAACGGCATAAAAAGTTACTTAATAGAGAAATTAACGTTTGATGTATTAGAGTTGCTTAAAAGCGAAGCAAACAAGACTAATTATGGAATTGAATTAATAACTAAATTTATTGAAAGTTTATTTGAAATTGTTAAAAGTGTAATTGAAACTAAAAGCATTGATTATGCCGATTTATTTAGTTTTGGTTATAGTTCATTTAGAAATTACAAATCAATTATGAATGAATTTAATGACTTAGATAATAACGAAATTAGTCAAATTGCTGGTTTGGTTGCTTATAAAATTATAGGATAAGAAATGAATTACTTTAAAATAATTTTAGAGTTAATACCTAAAAAAGCAATAGCAATTTATTTGTTGAAAATAGCAAAGCAAAAAGCAATAGACACTAAAAATAGTTATGATAACATTGCTTATGAATTTTTATTAAATAGTTTAATCAAAATAGGTTTTATAAGTGAAACAGAAGCAATTAACGAAAAACTTTAATATAAGTGAATTTAGATGTAAAGATGGTACTGATGTACCTGAAGAATTAGAAAATAATGTTCAAGAATTAGCAAACAATTTACAAGTCATTAGAGACAAGTTTTGTTTGGAGACAGGTGTTAATATGCCCTTAATCATTTTAAGCGGTTACAGGTCATTAAAACACAATGCAAAGGTAAAAGGTGCAAAGAATAGTCAACACTTATTAGCAAAGGCAAGTGATATAACTATTTCTGATAAAACTTTGTTAAATCATTTATATATTTTAATAAAAGAAATGATTGATATGGAATTAATTACTGCGGGTGGTATTACTTTTTATAAATCAAAAAACTTTATTCATTATGATATTAGAGGAGTGAAAGTAACTTGGAAAACTTAATAAATATAGCAACCGATATATATAGAGCATATTTTACTAATGGTCAAAAAATACTTTGGTATTACTCAAATATGAAAGCAAATCAAACAGGCATTAAAATCAAAACATCAGATTATTTTGAACTGGAAGACGCTTATAATAAATTGAGAATAAATGGTATTTTATTAATTGAAAGTGATTTGAAATTAATAGATGTTTTAGAGATTATTAAAGATAGTGAAATTGTATTTAATAATGAATTGAATAACGAATATATAATTATAAAATGATTAATATAGATACAGCATTACAATACTTAAATATTGACGCTTCAAATACGGCTGATGTTAGTTTAGTAGAACAATTTATTAATGATAGCACTGCTATTATTGAATATGAATGCAGAACTAAATTATTAACTTCAAATGTTAGTATTCAATTCAAAGGTGATGGATATAAATTTTATAATTTGAATTGTTATAAAGTAAATAGTATTATAAGTGTTAAGTATAGAGCAACAGCATTTGATAATTGGACTACATTAGCAAATACTGAATATATATTAACAACAAATAATAATATGTATTCAATAGTTTTTAAAGATGTATTGAAAAAAGATTATGAATATGAAATAATAACAAGTCAAGGTGTAGCATTGTCAGATGTACCCGCAGACTTGCAAAAAGTAGCAAAAGAAATGGTATATATTTCGTATAGAAATCAAAGTAAAGATATTTTAGGTAAAAGCAATATTAGTGAAGCAAATTTAGGGACTTCAATAGGTACAAGTTTTATTGATATGCGACCAGTTTGGCGTTCTATTTTAAAAAAATATACTTATAAATCTATAATATAAAATGGCAGATTTAACAAAAGATTTACATAGAATATTAAAAGATAGTGAGCAAGAATTATCGGTTTTAATGTATCAATATTTAAGTTTTCAATTTGGTGAAAATGTAAAAATAAAAGATGTATATTTAACTAATGAAAAATCAAGTGCAAGTTTAGAAGTTTCTAAAAATAATACGAAACATTTAAGGTTTGGAACTGGTACTTTATTAAATTCTTTTTTTGACAAACAAACTTTTAATATAAACTACTCTAATGGAGTTTTTAGCGGTCATATAGGTAGTAACTTGCCTTATGCAGATATACACGAATACGGTGGCTTTATTAAGTCAAAAAAAGACGGAGATGTATTTATAATGGCAAAAGGGTTAATGAAAAAATTTATGCAGACTGGAGACGAAGCATATAAAATAATGGCTTTTTCAGTTATGAAAAATGGTGGAATTAATATGCCTCCACGTCCTTATTTTAATCCTTTTATAAACGAAATGAATAAAGACGGCTTGCCTAAGTGGTGGAACGAAGTAGAAAAAAGACTAAACATATTTATTAATGAGGTGACTATTAATGTCTAATCCTATTGAATTACATATAATTGATAGCATTTGTGAGCGTTTAATATTTGACGATTTATCTGAAAGTAATTTTATTATTGAATATAATATTGCGAACTTTAAATTAGTAAATGATAAATGTAATATATTCATAACAGCATTAAATAATAATCCAAATTACTCAGAATTTGAGAACACTCAAAATACTTTTTTAAATGGAACTATTGGTTTATTTTTATATGCAAAAACAAAGCACGGAGTTAATCCAAAGGCAAGAGAAATAGACGCAATTAAATATAAATTTGCAAGTCAATTATTAAGAGTAATTGAAGCAATAGATTTACCAAATTATGAATATGAAGTTGAAGACACTACTTTAAAATATAAAATGAATTTAGCAAATCCACGTATTGCTTATACTATTTCAGATAATTCTGGAGTGAGTGAATTTGCTATTAATTTTGAATGCTTATATGAAAGATTATAAAATGAAAATATTAGATGTAGTAGTAATATTTAGAGAAAT